ACAGGGAGAACACGAAATCGGGTTCGAACTGCCCGAAGATGATGCCTACGGAAACTTTCGGGTGTTTCACTTTGCTCCTATCGGGGATATCGGGGATGTCGGGGGTGGCCCATCCCAGCCCCCGACGGATGGGATGGGCCACTTACTGCGGTCAGTTCTAGGCGCGAAGCACCTTGAAAGCGTTGGAGCTGAGAACATCGGCTCCGGTGCGCCAGAAGGCGAACCATCCGGCCTGACCGGTCGGTCGCTGGTTGCTGCCCTTGACCATCGGCTCGTACATGATCTCGACGCCGATCCGGTCGATGATCTTGTAGTAGTTGAAGTCACCGAGGATGAGGCAGTAGTCGTTCGACCCGGACACGATGGTGGTGTCCATCTGCTCGTTGGTGTAGCAGTTGTAGCCGATCATCTGCGCCGGCAGACCGCCACCGAACGCCGCCCAGAAGTTCGCGTTCGCATCGGTTGCGGCGCGGAACTGGTTGTAGACCGCACGGGCCGCAAGGAACGAAGCGTTGTTGCGGAACCGCGGGCTGAGGGCGTTGTCCAGGGCGTAGGCGTCAGCGGCGACGAGCGTCGCAGCGCCAGCAGCGCCGGAAGTGGCGTTGACCACAGGGCCGGTGCCGGACAGGCGGGTGATGAGGCCGTACGGCTGGCCGGAACCGGTGCCGTTGATGTGGGCGGCTTCCTCGAGTCGGTCGCGAGCATCGGCGATGAGGCCGGCGATCTCACCGAAACCGGAATCCGCGATGACCTCGTACGAACCGAACAGCCAAGCGGCGGCCTTCTGGACGGTGATCGTCGGACCGGTGAAGGTCGGGGTCGCATCAGCGGCCTCGGCACCCTCAGCGAGCCACTCGGCGGTCACACCAGCGGAGGTGACACCGTCCCACTGGTCAACGGTGATCTGAGCGACGTTCGCGATCTGACGAACCTGGTTCGAGGAACCGGTGTTGGTGAGAACGATCGTCGGATCGAGGAACTGCGGGACCAGAACACCACCGTTGGCCGCGGTGAGCGACATGGCCGCACGGGCCTCGCCCTTGGTGAGGATGCGGGGCATCCCGGCCTGCGGGTTCTCGATGTACTCCTCGAACGCACGGAGGTACTCGGGGCTGGAGGTGCGGACGATGTGGCGGGCCACAACATCCCCATCGGCCCGGCGGGAATCCACAAGGCGGGTGGCGGCCTCACGGGCCGAGTCGTCCACATAGGACGGAAGGTGCTTCTCGATCACCTCGAGGGCGCGGCTTCGCAGCTCGGAACCCTTGTCGGTGGTGAGAGTGTCGTGATCGAAAGCGTCACGAACGGTGTGGGTGTTGACGTTGATCGTGGAAATGGCTCCATCTCCCGTTTCGGTCGCCACAGGGGCGAACTCGGCAATAGCGGACTTCCGCTCCTCGAGCGCGACCAGCTCGGCTTCACCGGTACGGACGAAGTCCACACCAGCATCCCAAGCGGCCTGTTCGTCCATGTCGAACGAACGCTCCTCGGCGGATTCGTGCATCTGGCGAAGAACCGACTTGACGTAGTCGATTCCGTCGCGAAGGTATCTCTCGTCCATCAAAGGACTCCTTCGATCGTGCGAAGCGACGCTTCGCGTTGACTGGGTGTTGCCCCGGAGTGCGACTGCGGGTCCGGTGCGGAATCGGTGGGTTCTTCCGAAGTGCCAGAGGCGGGTCCGAAAGGAGTACCGAGAACAAGCGCCCTCGCGATCGCCTGACGATCATCGGAGGGCAATTCGAACAACTCGTCAAGTGAAGCAGACCGAACACCAACTGTGGTGGATTCGTAAGCGGGGAACACGACTGGCCCGAGTTCCATCAACTTCACTTCCTCGAGCGTGCGAACGGGGATCGGGCCACGGTCATCCCATGCCTCTTTGATGACCTGGAACCGGAAGGACATTCCGTCGATAGCGCCGGAGGCGATCGCGTCACGAACCGGTTGGATCAGCCAGTTGTCCGCGAGGCGTGCTTCGACGTACAGGCCGTGATCATCTTCGCGAAGTTTGGTGATCGTTCCGAGCGGCATCGACCCCAAGAGCGGGTGCCGGCCGTGTTCGAACTGGAGAACAGGGGTGCGGGCATTGATCGACCGTTTGAACGCGCCACGGGCGATCTTCTCATCGAAGGTGCCTTCCCAGTTGTCGATCCGGGTGGCGTTGTCGAACACAGCGGCATAGCCGGTGAGGGTCAGTCCGTCGTTGTTGTCTTCAGCGGCTCGGATTTCGAACGAAACGGATCGTTCGAGGGTTTCACGTTCAGCCGACCGGGACCGGGGACGATACTTGTCGGTTTTCATTCCGTCTTCCTCCATCGGAGAAGGATCGGCCGGCATAACGTCCGGCGTTACGTCGATTTGGAGGAGTGATTCGGGGATCACCCAGAACTTGCAGATCGCGTTCGGATCGATATCGCCGGCGACGATCTCACAGGCCCGCGGACCCTCATAGAACGCACAGTTCGAACACACCATGCCTTCGGCGGCAAAAGGGTTCACATCGGGACCGGCGTAATGTGCGCCATCAGCTCCGATGCCCTGGTCGAACTGGCCGAAGATGTCAACGATCTCTTCCAGATCGTCATAAATGGCGTTCTGTCGAGGCCCGAGAGGATACAGACCTTCTCCGTCGCGTATTTCGGTCATCGATTCGGCCGCTTTCTCGGTCATACTGCCAACAATACGGGCCGACCATGTTTGACCGGCGTCTCCACCCCACAAAGCCCACGCGATCCGTCCATTCGACGGAAAACCCGGTTCACCAGGACGGAACCCTTCCGCTTCCTTATCGACTTCGTGACGGGCGAAGAACGAATTCATCCGCCGGACCGTGTCGAACGGTAACGATCGGCCATTGACGATGTCTCGAGCGCGAGCAATACCGACAGCGGTCCCACCGCGACCGAATTCCGAACGCCAATCCAACCCTTTTTGGGCTTCTTCGACCATGCCGGCGGTCGGTTCGAAAGAATCAGCGGCCCGATCACCGAACTCTGCGATGTTCAACGCCACCAACTGATCTTCGGCGTCCGATTTGGTCTGATGGCAACCCATCACTTCGCCGGTTTCATCCTTGACAACCGCCCAACCGGAACAGTCCGGCGAATCATCAACCACCGAGTAAGGCATCAGACGGTTCCGGTGCCGGCCGGTTGGAGCTGCACCGACACATTGCCGGTGTGCTGCAACACCGATTCGTCTCCAGTCGCCACATACTTCGTGACCGTGTCCGGAACGAAGCCGGCTTCGATCAACTGGCGCATCGTCGAAGCCTTCTGACCCCGAATATCGGCCTCATCGCGTCGATCTTCCTGGAGGAACTCGATCTGGGTGGGGTCGAATGACAGTTCAGCGGTCCGACCGGGAGGAAGCGTCAGGATTCGTTCGAGAGTCGCGCAAAGATTCTGGGCGGTTGGGGTGAACCAGGCGTCAGACCACAGCCGGCGGGTCTGCGAATAATTGCCGGCGTTGAGAGCCGATCCGGCCAAACCTTCCGAAATGCCGAGAATCGTGGCGGGAACCCTCGATCGAAGCGCGATTCGGGTTTCGTCCAAACCCTGAGTGTTCTTCAAATCCAACTGGCCGAGATTCGACCCGGCCACAGTCACATCAGCACCACCACCAAGAACCAAAGTCTTGTAGGCGGCGTTCGCTCCCTCATGGCCTCGAGCGATCGACTTCGCAATATCTTCCGCCTGAGCCTGTGTCGTCTGAGCATCCAACGTCACGATCAACTGCGGAGTCGCAGAGTTCGCAAAGAACTTCGACTTGAACGTCGTCGCCTGCCGATCAGTCTGAATCTCCGACATGACCGAACCGATCCAAGACTGACCCCGCCACCAGAACACCGGATCGGGTTCGGGTTTCCAATGCGCCACCTGACTGGGTGTCAGAAACACCGGTGCTTTCTGCGACCCGGAACCACCAGGACGATACGAATAGCCGAGCAGCTCCGCATCCAAAGCCGAAGTCGGATCTTCTGCATCAGTATCCGACCCGTACACGATCGTGACCCAATCGGGACGGAGAAGGCGGATCTGACCACCGTTCAAATAGAAAAACGCGTTACCAGCCAACGAATTATGTTGCTCGGCGGTGTAAAGCAGCTCAGCCCTGGTCATATCCCCCGGACGTTCCAGCGGAGCCAAAGCCTGAGTTCCGAACAGACGACCGTTCTCACCGGCCAACGTCGACCGCCATTGGAACCGAAGCTGCGACATCAACAACGCACGAGCAGTCACCGCGGCAGCAACAACCCCCGACTGATTGTAAACCCCGCCGGTGAACCCAACGAAGTTCTGTGCGACCGGCGTTGACGGTGCCTTCAACGGAGAAGCAGCCCCATAATAGGTGTTGCCATTGAAAGCAAACATGGTCAACAGGTCATCGAACGAAAGACTTGTCGAGTTCCGGCTTTCCGGCTTGCCCCGCAAAGTGTCAAGCAGTCGCATCAGTCAAAATCCTTGGTCAGTCCGAGAGCCAACAAGGCGACCCCGACAACAACGGGGGCCAACCACGGGGCAGGCGAGAGAAACAAGCCGATCGTCACCAACGATAAACCAATGACCGTGAGGATTAGCGCCTGTCTCATGCGAACAACACAAACGGAGAAGTAGAAGACTCTGTGGGCAACATCGCAACCTCATCGTAGGAAAGAACAGCAGCCACCAAACCATCGATCTTGGCGTCAACAGTCGGTTTCACCAAAGCCGGCTGATCCGTCCGACCCTTGGCTTTGGTCAGAAGAGCATTGGCAGCGTATTCGCGCAGCTCCACCGAACCATCATGGGTGAACGAACCCTCATCGACAGCCTCGAGGAACCGATCGATCGCCGGCCCCATCTTCGACGGACGATTCGTGAAGAACTCCACCACCACCGGTTCCCCCGAATCCTCACCAAACTCCACATCCCAACTGTCGATCTCCTCACGCCACCCAGGCGGATCACAAGCAAAACGGCGAACCCGAAAGTCGTCACGCAACCTTGCGACCGTCTCACGAACCTCAACACGGGGAACCCGATACTCGCGTCCAGCCAACACCGGCCGCCGCCAACGCTGAATCAAAAACAAATGCGGTTTGTCGCCCAACACCCAACCGACAAGCACCGTGTCATCAGCGTGCTCCCCACGATCCGAACCGTCGAACCCAACCACGATCGAACAACCCGGCTCCACCACCCGATCCGAAACCAAACGATCCCACTTGTCAAGATCAATCGCCCGATTCTCACCCTTCCAACGAATGTTGTGGAAATAGCGGGCGTTCTCCGCCTTCACCGACCCCGGCGCTCGAATCTCATGCTCGATCATCCCAGCAAGATCCATCCACCCGGCCGCCGGGCCATAAGCCTCAGTCAAAGAAGCCAACTGGGCCGCATCATCATCCCAATCGGCATCCGTGATCGAACCCTCCCGATGATGCCAAGCGAAACCGAATGACTTCCGAGGTTTGCCAGCAACCTTCTCAGCCTCATCGTAAAGATCCTCAGCAATCGACATCTGCCCAGGCTGGAACATCGTGGTAGTGGCCAACATCCACGGTTGCGCGATCTTGCGTTTACGGGCGTTGCGGCGAACCATCGCGTGCATCTGTCGCAACTCCGGCAAAAAGTAAAGATGCGGTTCGTCTGCAACAGCAAATGATTCCTTCCCACCGTCCTTCGAAGCTGCGCCGGCCGTAGAAGGACGAATCTCACCGTTCCGACCGCCCTTGCCGACAAGAGTCCTGGTCGACCCGATATCCAACTGGCCGAAGTTCCACTCATCCGGAAAATGTTCGCGCGCGTGCTCGAGCATCACTTGTACATTGCCGTAGGTATTACCGGTCTGGCCTTCCTCGGTGGCAAGCGGGCGGATGAACGGGTAGGTCACCGGTCGACCGACCGGATCACCGTTCGCATCCCATCCGTCGAAACGAACCGGACCGCACAGCTCCGCACAGACGATCGCCCCAGCGAACTCCGACTTCGCCCGACCCTTCGGCATCGAAACACCAAAATAGGAGACACAGCGGGTGCCTTCCTGCGGATGACCCTTCGGGAAGATCCGATAGGCGTCAAGAATGATCTGCGCCCACTCATCATCCCAAACCAACGGTTCACCCTGAATATCGCCGGGACCGTGGCAAAGATAGTTCTCGGTCCAATCAATGACCGTCCAGCCGAGTGTGGGCCATTCAGTCGGGGGAACAAGCCTGGTGATCGGCATTACGCAAGATTCGCCCTTCTGCTCTCGCGTCGAGCAGCAATCTCATCGGACGGTTCAACAGTGGCCGCCGGCTTCGCAGTTGGACGTTCAGCCCAACGCAGATCCTGTCGGCCCTTCGGGGTGATCCCATACCGATCCAGCAGCGGAACGGCTTTGCCAACATCAAGATGGCCGGCGCAAACCGCGTCGTACATTTTGACTGCGAGTTCCA